GGTTAACTTACTAATTTTTCTAGCAAATTCAAATTTCTTTATCTGTGCTGCGAATGGTAGAATATTTTCTACATTAATAGGAAATACCATTAATGACTTTATATACTTTAGCTCTTGCTCAGTATTAATAGCTTCTTCTAATCCTAAATATTTTGCAGAAGCAAATATAGATGGTATGTCTATCTTTTGATCGTTCTTAATTATATTCTCTAAGCATCTATATATGATTTGATTATTTGTGTGATCAAACGTCTCAACGGATATCAAGTCTGATACTGTTACATAGCCATCGATACCATGCTGTAGTATACCAGCTAGTACCGCTCTTTCTGCCCCTATATCATTTAATTTAGCCATTTTTACCCCGTGCAGTTATTACATCTATAGAATTCGCCGTATACAAATCTAGTATCTACCTCTGTTGATCTTCCACATATATGACATTTTACTTTTACTTTTTCTGGAGCTTTTCTAGTTCTTGGTGCTGGAGTAAATTCTGGAGTAGTAATTTCTTTTTTTTCTCCAGTATCTACCCATGTATTTTCTCTAGCTCTTACTTGTTCTTTTCTCTTTCTTTGGTTATTATTTTCAGATCTCTTCATGCGAAAATCATTACCAATATTTTCTTCTTGCTGTTCTGCTTTTTGTTGCGACTGTATCAGCGCAGACTTTAATGACTCTAATTGATCTGGAGTCAAGTTCTTAATAAAGTTATCTATATTCATGATCTCTTACCCTTTTCTAATAGTATATCTGCTTTACGCTTTAATTCATATACTTTGCCATCTAAGCTTTGAAGTCTAGCGTGTGCTATACTACGATAATTGTCTATTGATTTAGCATATTCATTTTCATTTACTATTAATTGTATTTTAGCTTCGTGCTTTGTATACTTACTAAAATCTTCGTTATGTTTTGCTACAAGTTTTTCTAATTGATCTGTACATAGATCATATACAACCTTTTGTTTATTAATCTGATCTTGTATATAGGACGCATAACTATACAGTGTGTAAGATGCATCAAATAATTCTTCCTTTGTTAGTTTTTTTAACTGATCGTCAGAAAGATCTGAGACTATAAGAAATTCTTCTCTAAAATTAGCAAAATTTGTATTTGTTTGATGTATGAATTCATCTAACGACTTAAGAAAATGTTCAACTGTTTCTTTAGCTGTTTTCAATTTGTTGTCTCCATTCTTCGTCGCTATTAGAATATTTCAAGACCACCACATCGATGTTGTTTATGTGGCACCACTCTATTTTATCTTCGTCTTTGGCTTTTGCAATAGTAAAATCAGCCAAGTTCTTATGGAAAAAACTGCAAAACTCATAGTGCTGTTGTCCATGCACTTCTATGGCCTTCATAATTTGTGGGATATAAAAATCTAGATATAGTACACCTTTTCTATGACTAGCAGTACTTCCAGGCAATTTAACTTCTTCTAAGATTCTATAACTATGGTAAATTTCTTTTAGTAAGTTTCTTGCTCTTAAGTGATATTTAGATCTTTTTCTATTATCGTCAGCCTTAACATCATATCCACTTAAATTCCAAGCATATACTCTACCATTCAATCCTGTAACTTTCATTAATACAATTCCTTGATTTTATTATAAACAAAGCTGGATAGTGTTTCGTGTTTAGTCAAGAACTCATAAAGATTATTAGCACCTTGAAACTTAAAGAATTTTTCTATATCTTCTGTAGTATCTGGTACATTGTTAGATGTCAAAATATTTTTAACTATCTCATCATCCTTATTATCTACTGCGCATTGTATAGTATACCAAGCTCCAGATGTTTTTATTAATCTGAATTCACATGCTATTTGGGTGATTTCTTGTACTTCATCAACACCAACTCCATATCTTATCCAACTTTCTGCTGTACTATTAGGTTTGCCGCCAGTACATGAAGTTTTTATACTCCAATTAGCTATTTGACCAACGTGTGGGCCAGTATCTTTAGGAACTTGCCATTTGCCGCGATGAGTAATAACCATATTAGTACCAGCTTGATACTGTAGCATGTTTCCACAGTCTGCCATCTTAGATGGTGCGTATGGTGATCCGCCCGTATTTGCTATATTATGTGTTATGCAAATTAATATAGTTTGGTTTTTCATCAATGTTCCACTAATCCTCTTAAAAAACATTGATAGTAATCTAGGTAAAGCATTTCTTACCCCTGTTCTTACTTCACCCTCTAATTCACAAGCTGGAACCATGTTTGATAAAGAGTCGGTTATAATAACACAGCCGGGTTCGTTATTGATGTAATACTCTACAATATTTAAAAAGTCTTCGGCAGTTAAAATTCTATCATCCGTTGATTCTACAATTAGTATTTTATCTGAATCTAATCCTTTTATGCCTTCAAAGTTTTGCTTAGATAATCTTCCTTCAGTATTTACGTATATGACTCTTTTATTCATTTTTTGACACTTAGACGCAAAATGTAATGCTGTTGTAGTCTTTCCAGACTTTGGATCGCCGGTCATAACTACTACTGAGCCTTCTCTTAGTCCACCACCTAAAGCTATATCTAGTGCTGGAGAGATACCTATTACTTTCAAACTATTAATTGACTCTAACACTTCAGTACCACTACGTACAATATCTCCATACTTACTTAGTATTGAGCTAGTGATTGCATCCTCAGAGAATTTGTTTGATCCATCCTTCTTCTTTTTCATAAATCCCTCAATTTGTTAATCATTGATTTAGTTTTGCTTATAGATTCAGTACGTCGTGTTCTAGTATCTTTTATTTCTTGAACTATATCAATAGCATCTGCTTGTTTTGCGATACCTTTAGACTTTTCTATAGCTTTGATCTCTTTTTTATAGTTCTCTATAGCCTTGACAGCTAACTGATTATACTTCCATCCGCGTGGGCCATAACATTTTAGTCCGATGTGATAAATTTTTTCGAAGTATTTAGATTTAACTGCTTCAATTATAATCTTCTCTTCAAACTTTTTCTTCAATGATTTAGCAGCTTTCATATTTCTCATGAACATATCATGATATTTATCTCCAACGGTCCAAAACTTATATGATGGCTTATCCATCTTAAAAGCTTCTGTCCATCTCAATATTAATAACTCTGATAAGTATGCTTCAAAAGTACAATACTCACCAGTGTGAATATGTTTATAGCTATACTCTTCAGACCATTCTTTTTGAAAATCTTTACTAAACAATCTCGGTTTTTTGTTTGTCATTATAGATGATCGCTTCTTCAAAACAGTTTTCAACTTTATCTTGATCACTCAATTGTTCAACTAACTCTGGAACAACCCACATAGTTTTGTATACTATGCCATTATGCAATTTTCCTATTGTTATAGTTTGCTTTGTTACTTCGCCAATCGCACCTAAAGCAGATCTTACTAAATATACTCCATCAGCATCTATAGTCTCAACATTAGATGAATTTGATTTATATTGTAATCCTACAGAAATAACATTTAATTTAGTCATCTCACATATTTTTTTGATATCAAACCAATCTTCATACTTATTAAAGTAATAATCTAAATTATTAGAAAGAGTCACTTTAAACCAAGTTAAAGTTTTGTCTTTTTTATACTCCGTTAACCAATCGGTATGAGTATGTATAAATTGTTTCATCACTTTATCTTAGTAATACAAGGGGGCTGTTTACGATTTAATTTTCTTACACTATCGGAAAGTGTAGACGCATTTTCAGTCATAATAGTTGCACCATTTTGACTAATAAATTGACTCCCAACATTGAATAGGTTAGTATTATTGGGCTTATTGTAGTGCTTATCAATGTAATTTTTAATTGTGCTGAGATTTCTATTTAAGTCTGTAGCAATTTGATCTAAACTTACGCCAAGTTCTATATTTTTTTCTAAATAGAATATCTCAACCTTGCCAAGCGGACCTTTTTTAACCATTGATAAATCTCCTTTGTGATTTTGCAAGATATACACCATTCCTACCAGTTAAATAGAGTAGGTATAGGTCAAATACTTCTTTATTTACTTGTTTGTATTGCAATTCTAGATATTTTTCTCTGTGTGAGTCTATACCATATGGATCATATATAATATTTCTTAAGGTCTGAACATAGTATGTTTCGTTCTCATTAGTGCAAATAGTCTTAGCAAATGAATCATTTTCTTCTTCAGTCACTTGCCCAAGCTTATCGTAGTATGTAGTTGTTATATCTTCTTCAAAGTCATCTTTATTGTATTCATTAATGTATTTCATTTTTCACCTGTTACTATGTAGTTCTTTTTCTGTGTAGCGTTCATATTATTGATCTCTCTCATTAACTTACGTTTCTTGCTTATATCTGAATTAGCGTTTTGCTTTGATTCAATTTCTGAACGTTGATAAGATCCTAAATTTTTCCAATTTTTGTCTGCAAGTTGGCCCACTGTCTTTATGTCCTTTACAAACAGTCCTAGCCCACCATATATTACCCTGTCCAAGCTTTCTTTGCTGCATGATGGGCATTTTGTGAGTGCTTTATCTTTTATAGATTGATATACATCTTGCATAAAGTATTCACACTCATTACATTTATAATCGTATAACATTTATTTCTCCAAGGCGTATAAAACCGCTCCTAAAATTCCATTTCTCTGTATATCATTATAGTCTAATTTACAGATTCCTACACCTTGAACACCGTTCAATTTTGACAAACAATACTGTAAACCACTACGATCATATAAATCTGTTTGATTAATATCACCATTAATTATTATTTTAGAATTTTGGCCCATTCTA